AAATATGGGCAAGAAGCAATTCAGAACCCGCGAAAATATTGGACTGACAAAAAAGAGGAAGAATACAAAGAACAACTACGAAAATTAATTGAGAAAGAAGATCAGTTTAAAGAAAAAACAGAGAAGATTGAAGTCAATGGCGTTTTTGTTTCCAAAAAACTACTTAATAAAGAACATAATAGAGTCTGTCCCGTGTGCGAAGCTTTTTCATTTAATGTGCAGGATGATGTATATATGACCAAATTTGATTGTTGTAAAAAATGCCACATTCAATGGGTCGAAGGAAGGGAAAAGCGTTGGAAAACTGGATGGCGACCTACTAAGGAGGAAAAATAAAATGTCAGCAGAATCATTAAAAATATTTCAAGGACTTGCACAAGCTGCTGCGAATGCATATGATGGTGCTTATGATTCAGATGGCAAGCCCATCGAGATCGGATTAAAGAGAGAAGAAGGACATCCAGTGTATGATTCGCGCACTCTTGATGGTTTTAAAATAAAGTTTAGCGGTCCCCAGATGATCATCCATTACCAGGCAGACATTAAGCTTCAGGAGGTTTATAAAGGCGGCTTTGAAAACGAAATTGAGCAGCGCATAGAGGATATTGCTTCGTATCTCAAGAAGCAGTGTAAAAAGATAACTGGCGAGAGCGTCTCTCTTAAGGCTGATGGAGAGGTCAGAGTGATCGTCCAGAATACTAGCCGAGTGAGAACGTGGTGTCAAGCTCAGAGAACATACAATATCACTAACATTAAGGGCGTTGATAAGAACGCAGAACCAAGTACGGACAAACTTCAAGACGGTTTCCAGAAGTTCTTGGATCAAGGTGGTTGGGACGGTAAGCGTCCTAGCAACGATTCACGAAAAAATGTATAATGACTTATGAATTGTCAAAGAAGGAAATTGTTAAAGAAATAGTTAAGTCGGGCAAAGAGCCCGCTTATTTTATTAACAATTATTGCCGGATTTCACACCCCATGAAGGGGTTGATTCCTTTTAGGACATACACATATCAAGATACGCTTTTAGAAGATTTTAATGATTTCCGTTTTACGATCATTCTAAAAGCTCGGCAGTTAGGTATTTCTACAATAGTTGCTGCCTATGTTGTTTGGCTGATGTTGTTTCATAGAGACAAAAACATTCTTGTCATGGCAACTAAGTTTAGTACGGCTGCCAACTTAGTAAAAAAAGTTAAAGCTATTATGAGAAATCTGCCTCCGTGGATTCGTATTGCAACCATTTCTGTCGACAATCGCACCAGTTTTGAACTTTCGAACGGTTCGCAGATTAAAGCAACTTCAACTACTGGGGATGCTGGTCGCTCCGAGGCTCTTTCGCTGTTGGTGATTGACGAGGCAGCACACGTTGAGGGGTTAAACGAGTTGTGGACTGGTTTATACCCCACGCTTTCGACGGGTGGTCGATGTATTTCTTTGTCTACCCCAAATGGTGTCGGCAACTGGTTTCACAAAACATACATCGAAGCAGAACAGGAGGAAAATGACTTTAAGACCATCCGCCTGCCTTGGGATGTCCACCCAGAAAGAGACCAAGAGTGGTTTGAAAATGAGACAAGAAATATGTCTCGGCGCCAGATAGCGCAAGAATTAGAATGCAACTTTAATACGTCAGGTGAAACGGTTATACACCCAGACGATTTAGACCGCCTTCAACAAACAATTAAAGAGCCAAAACATCGAACGGGGTTTGATCGCAATTATTGGATTTGGGAAGAGTATGGTCCAGAGTTCACATATTTGGTTGTGGCGGACGTTGCGCGCGGCGACGGTGCAGATTATTCTGTGTTTCACATAATTAAGCTTGAAACTATGGAGGTTGTAGCCGAGTATCAAGGAAAACCTAGCTTAGATATGTATGCCAATATACTTAATCAAGTGGGCAAAGAATACGGGGATGCCCTTTTGGTTGTTGAAAATGTAGGAATTGGAATTTCAGTTTTAGAAAAGCTCGTTGAGCTTGAATATCCTAACATATATTATTCAATTAAGGGCACGCATGAATTTATTGAGTCGACTATGGCTGATTCTTCTCGGAATGCAATTGCTGGATTTACAACCTCTTCAAAGACGAGACCATTAATTGTCGCTAAGCTAGAAGAATTCATTAGAAACAAACTAATTAATTTATATTCTAGTCGGCTTTTCAACGAATTTAAGACTTTTATTTGGAATAACGGGAAACCACAAGCGATGCGTAGTTATCATGATGATTTGGTGATGTCTTTGGCTATAGGGTGTTGGGTAAGGGACACGGCTTTAACAGTTAACCGGCGTAATGTTAATTACAAAAAGGCTTGTCTAGACTCTATGATTTTTACGAATTCAAAAATAAATACACAAATTGCTGGACAAGTCGGCTATGACAAAGATTGTGTTCGAAAACTTAATGAACAAATGAAAGAATATGAGCAATACTCATGGCTTTTAAAAGGATAGGTAAATGGCAGATCAGAAAGATAATCCTCGTAATTCCGAATCAACTTTATTCAGGCGCCTAACACGCCTTTTCTCAGGACCGATAACCAATTATCGGTCTCAGATGACGAGGAACTATAAGCGCAGTCAGTTAGATCATTTTTCTCAGAGATTTAAGAGTGCGAGTGGGCAGCAGTTTAAGCGTAGTGGGTATAATCCTTTTACGCAGATTCATGCATCTGCTATGGCTAACCAGCGCCGCGCTGAGCGATATACCGATTTTGATCAAATGGAGTACACACCAGAGATTGCTTCTGCTCTTGATATTTATGCAGATGAAATGACCACACACTCTTCTTTACAATCTATGCTTTCTATTAAGTGTCCAAACGAAGAAATTAAGGCGGTGCTAGACACCCTTTACCGGAACATTATAAATGTTGAATATAATTTGTTTGGTTGGGCTCGCACTATGTGTAAATATGGCGACTTCTTCTTGTATCTTGATATCGATGAACACTTGGGGATTAAGACGGTAATCGGGATGCCTCCCGGCGAAATCGAAAGACTAGAAGGAGAGGACAAAACAAACCCAAACTATGTCCAATATCAATGGAATTCCGCTGCCATGACGTTTGAAAACTGGCAAATGGCTCATTTTCGTATTTTGGGTAATGATAAATACGCTCCATATGGATCTTCTATTCTGGAAGCAGCGCGTAGAATTTGGCGTCAATTAATTTTAATGGAAGATGCGATGATGGCTTATCGTATCGTTCGTTCACCAGAGCGTCGAGTATTTTATATTGATGTTGGAAACATACCTCCTCAAGATGTTGAGCAATATATGCAGAAAGTTATGACACAGATGAAGCGCAATCAAATAGTTGACAACACCACTGGGCGCGTTGACCTGCGTTATAATCCTATGAGCATTGAGGAAGATTATTTTATACCAATTCGTGGGGATAGTAAATCAACGGTCGAATCTTTGGCTGGTGGTCAAAACACCACAGATATCGACGATGTTAAGTATCTCCGAGATAAGTTATTCTCAGCCCTCAAGATTCCAGCTTCTTACTTAACACAAGGTGAAGAAGGGACAGAAGATAAAACAACGCTCGCACAGAAGGATATTCGCTTTGCAAGAACAATTCAGCGTTTACAGCGGGCTGTGATAACTGAGCTTGAAAAGGTGGGCATTGTTCATCTTTATACTCTTGGGTTTCGCGGAGACGATCTTTTAACCTTTACTTTGTCGCTTAACAATCCTTCAAAGCTTGCAGAGCTTCAGGAACTGGAACATTGGAAAACTAAGTTTGATATCGCTGGCGCCGCAACAGAAGGCTTCTTCAGTCGTCGTTGGGTTGCTGAGCATTTGTTTAGTATGTCAGAGGAAGAATTCCTTCGTAATCAACGTGAGATGTTTTATGATCGCAAATATGATGCTCAGCTTAATGCTGCTGCTGAGGCTGCTGGCGAAGCTGAAGCAGCCCTCGCTGCTGGCGGGGACTTCGGTGAAGAACTGGGTGGCGAGGAAGAACTGGGCGGTGAGGAAGAACTGGGTGGTGAGGAAGAACTGGGCGGTGAGGAAGGGGGTGAAGAAGGCGAAGAACTGGGAGGCGACGAAGAAGAAGGAATGTTGTTGGCTGAGCCTCCTGCTAAGCGCGACATCGGCGAAGATGGCTCTTATGTTACGCCTGGAAAAAGAGACAGAGATTTTAAATGGGTTAATCCTGATAAAAGAAAAAGAGATAGATCAAAAGGCAAAAAGTATACACGAGTTAAAAGAGATAAGCGACAAGCCGGGGCTAGAAAACGAAGTTACGCTGGTCAATGGGGGCGACAATCTGCCGGTTCGTCTCGGAGGGCAACATTTCAGGGGATTAACGATTTAAATAGGCTCGGTGTTGGGATTTATACAGAAGAACAATCTATTTATGAAGAGAAGCAAAAACTAGAAGAAGCGAAACTTTTTGAAATGAGCTATGAAATTAAAAAGTTGATCGAAGGAATGGAGTCAAAAATAAATGAAACCAAAGATGAGGCATAATAAAAAAAGAAATACTGCGTTTTTATTTGAGATTCTTGTAAATGAATTAACAAAAGCGGTAGTACATAAGGATGAGGGCAAGAGGCGTAGAACATTAAGTATAATTTCTAAACATTTTGCCAAAGGCACAAATCTCTATAAAGAACTACAGCTTTATAAGGCTCTTCGTGAAACTCATGGGTTAGATAAAATTATTGCTGAGAAATTAATTTTTGAAGTCAGAGCCCAACGTAAATATATTTTGGATTCTGATGTTTTTGAGGAACAAACTGAACTGATTAATGATATAAATAAGGAATATACGAAGAGTATATTTACAAATTTTGTACCCAACTATAAGAACCTTGCTACTATTGCACAAATATTTAATTCAGATGCTCCTGTTAAGGAGCGTGTGCTGTTAGAGGCTAAGATCGTTGAAAGCCTCATAAAATCCGAAGAAAAGAAAGAAGGTAAGATGGTTCCCATTGATAATCTTGTGTATAAGACTTTTGTCAACAAGTTTAATGACAAATATGGTGATACATTAAGCGAAGAACAAAAGGGTCTTCTTGGCAGATATATTTCTTCCTTTTCCGATAACAATTTAGAATTAAAGGTGTTTTTGAATGAGGAAATAGGTAGGCTTAAGAACAGCCTCAAGAATTCCATGAAACTGGAAGAGATAAAGTCAGATAAGTCTATGTTAGAAAATGCTAAAAAGGTTTTAAGTAAGCTTGAAAGTTACGCCGAAGAAGATATCACCGAAGATATGATAAGGAGTGTTCTTAAAATTCAACAACTGGCACAGGAGCTTGATAATTAAATGGCTATTTCTATCAAAGTTGGTGCAGCGGCTGAAGAGGAAAAAGCTCAAGAAGCTCAAGAGGTCTCTTCGGTCCCTATCAGTTTCAATTTGAATATACGTCGAAGTTTAGATAATGATCTTTTAATTTATGATCACCCTGATGTCGATATTGTGGTGAAGAGTGATAAGATCGTTCTATTCCCAAAAGAGTTTTTAAGTGATATTGTGTATGACACGCAGGATCGTTTTTTTCGATTTATGCGAAAGAAAGGAATTATAAATCCTGAGACAACGCGCGCAGGAAATGTATATGGTTCTATAGAAGCTTTACTTGTTGGTAAAGAAGAGGAAAGAAGGCAGCTACCTTTGGTGGTTATGAATATTTCTAAGTTTATTGAAGAAGAAAGACCTTATTTTGAATATGTTGAAAAGTATAAACAGATGGAAGAAGATGAATATCTCGACCCTGATCGCGCAGATTCGACAGAATTGGGTGAAGTTCCACAAGGTGC